TGCCGAGGGTCAGGTTGCTCGCGGCTGGCGAGGTGAGCGACGCCGAGATTGGCGTCGTGAGCGTGGGAGACGTAGAGAGCACGTTTGCGCCGCTGCCCGTCGAGGTGGTCACGCCTGTGCCGCCGTTTGCCACTGGTAGCGTGCCGGTCACGCCCGTTGTCAGAGGCAGACCCGTGCAGCTCGTCAGCGTGCCGCTGGACGGTGTGCCAAGAACCGGCGCGGTCATCGTCGGACTCGTCAGCGTCTTGTTCGTGAGCGTGTCCGTTGTCGCACGTCCAACCAGAGTGTCCGTCTGGTTAGGCAACGTCAGCGTGCCGGTGTTGGTGATCGAGGAGATCGTCGGCGTCGTCAGCGTCACCGAGGCAAGGGTGCCGCCGGAGACCGAGATGTTGGTCGAGTTTTGCGTCGCCATCGTGCCCAATCCGAGATTGGTGCGGGCGGTGCTGGTCGAGCTAAGATCGCTGAGATTGTTAGTGCGGTACAGGTAGGTCGTATCCTGACCCGTTGCCGTGACACCAAGATTAGCGCGAGACGTAGAAACCGAAGCTACGTCGCTAAGATTGTTGGCCGAAAGAAGTGCGCCGCCAACTGAGGTAAGACCGCCAATGTTGATCGTCCACGCCGAGTAAGTGCCCGTGCCGGTATGCGAATCAATGTCCACCACCATGACGCCGGTCGTGATGTTGTAGCTGACAACAAAACCGTGCATGTGGTTGTTCACGTCATAAACAATCGTGACGGGCTGAGTCGGGATATAGCTCAGATCAATGGCGCAGTTGAATATCTTGCCGTTGCCGTTGTTGATCGTGTTGGTGCTATTGGACGTGGTGAGGTACTTGTCACCGCGATTGGATTGGACGTACTGCGTCGTCGCAATTTGGGTCGTGTTCGTACCCACTGCTGCCGTCGGCGCAGCGGGCGTGCCGGTGAACGTAGGCGAAGCCGACAACACGGTAGAGCCGGTGCCCGTCGAAGTGGTGACGCCGGTGCCGCCATTGGCGACAGGAAGGGTACCCGTGACGCCCGTCGTGAGCGGCAGACCGGTGGCGTTGGTCAGGGTCAGAACCGAAGGGGTGTCCAGATTGGGTGTCACCAAGACCGGAGAATTGGAGAACACCAGATTTCCAGATCCGGTCTCATCGACAATCATCGAGGACAGGTTGGCGCTGGTCGGAGTTTGCAGGAACGACGAAACGCCCGTGCCCAGACCCGTGACGCCAGTAATGGCGACGTTGGTCGCAGTGGCGGCGTTGCCCGTGGTGTTCTGATTGAGCGTCGGGAAGTCAGCGGCAACCGCGATGGACGGGACGCCGGTGCCCGTGGTGTTTTTGAGAATACCCGTAGTTAATCCGGCCAATAAAGTGCCATTGATTTTAGTTACGGTGGCAGTGAGGACACTTTGGGAACCGGGAGCGGATACGTCCCCGGCGATGCTAATCGTTTGATCCCCCGTGTTCGTGCCAGAAGACGTGCCACTAAACGTGCCATTTTGTGTGGCAAGAGTGCCCAATCCCAAATTGGTTCGAGCGGTTGAGGCAGAAGTAAGGTCGCTTAAATTTGCCGCCTTAGCCAATTTGTCGCCGTCCAATTCGTTCAAAGCCGACTGTACGTTGGTAGCAGAAATACCTCCGCTGGGAACATTGGTAATTAGCGATGCCGAATAATCTCCGGCAACTGCAACGACGTTGCCCGTTCGACCAAAAACGCTTGAAACGGATTCAACATATGTGGACGAGATAGTGACCGAGGCATTACCAAAAGTAAGTTGAATACCGTCGCCCGCAGTAAGCCGAGCGTTTTTCCAAGTGTTTGTTGAGGCGTCGAACAAGATAGTGCTACCCGCCAATATGGGGTCGGTGATAGCGGGTGTCAGGGGTCGGGAGATCACCCCGTTATGGGTTTTGAAAACCAGTAGGCCGTTATCGTCCACGCCGACGAACGTGTAGTTTTCGGGAGGATTGCCCCAAGTTGCCGCGTCAGAATATACAAGTTGAAAAGCTGGGCCAGACATAGGTGTTAGGGTACAGAAGTTACGACGGAGATAACTCCGTCATTGTCCACGATGACGAGTTTGCCATCGAGGTTGATACCAATAAAAACTTTGCCGACGGGAGGAATACCCCATTCCGAGGGATCTCCGACAAGCAGACTGAGAGAAGCGGTAGAGGACATAGGTTAAACTTGAACAAGCAATCCTTCAACTTCGATCAAACCTTCGACAGATATGGTCTCAGAAAAAAGAAGTTGTTGATTGGGTTGCACATAAAGAATGGTGTCAAGCGGCACGTCTAAAGGCACTACGTTTGAGGGTAAATATAAATTCTGTTGGCCCGCCTCAAACACGTTTAAGGAACCACCCGAGTATGTAATTTTTGATCCAGAAGCAGTGATGCCGTGAACGACCAAACCAAACTGACGCTGAGGTAATCCCGCTAATTCCAAAGAAGCGGTTTCCTCCCAAGTAAAAGAAAACACGGCGTTTTGCTCATCGCCTGATTCCCATGCCGCCCGAGACACGACGGCAGTAATGCTTGAGGACGGAACAGTTCTCCTAAGCAACGGAGCCGGAGCTGTGGTAGGATATGGTTGCGTGGTGTAAGCACCGTATCCCTGATTGGTGTCGGGCTGCGCACCGGGAATCAATAGGGGGAAAATGTCCAACTCCAAAAAGGCCAGATTGGACAGATCCACCGGGTCGGCATTACGATTAAAAACTGCAATGCGGAAATCGACGTTCTCCCCGCGCCAGAGGGCCGGGGACTCGCCGGTATCAAGGTCAAACGGCGGAACAGGCGGAACGCTGCGCGTCGTCAGTTGGAGCCGAATGGAGATGGCGGATTCTGCGCTCATGCTGACCAGATTTGGCAGGTAACTTCCGAAGGGTCGATGGCGTTTCCGTTCACGCAATCGCGCACACGGAATTGGAAGGAGCTAGTGGTTTTAATGTCGCCCGGAAAACGAGTCGCCATGCAAAGTTGAGCCGAAGAATCGTCCTGATTGTTGGACAGCGAGAACGTGTAATTTTCGTAGGGAATCGGCGTCGGGAAGGTGATCGTGTAATTGCCCGTGCCGTTGCGCGTCAGCGTGGCATTGTAAAAATCATAAACGCTGCCGCCACCTTGACCGTTAAAAAAGATCCACGCTTTTGCTACACCGGGCATCGAAGGAGCAAACGTAGCCGAAACCAATCGCCAATCGTTTGTCTCGGTCGTGGGGTTGTTGTTGATGTTGGTGTCCGTGAGCGAGACGTAGGCCACGCCGTCAACCTGACACCATGAGCCGGTGTAATAAGTCGTCGTGCTGCCCCACTCGGCCAAGCCCGCTTGCATCAGATACGCGAGCTGACGGGAGAACAAGAAGTCGAGAGCGTTGCGGTCTTGCAGCGCGGGAGAGTTTGATCCCTGCACTGCCGCCGACCAACCGTTGAGGTATTGGCTCAGAGCTTGGATGACGGCGGGATCGCTGGAGTACGCGATAGAGCCAGCCGCGAGCGAACCGAACTGGGCGATGTTGCTTGCCGGAGTCAGAGAACCGCCGAAAATTTTCTGAATTGCTCGCGTGATCTTGGACATAGGTATCGGATTATTGGAGACGTTAAATTAGTTCAAGCTGATTACGGCGGCGGAGCGGAGTTCAAATACTCCAGAGTCACCGTCAGAGGAGAAGCCGTTGCCGTGAGTCCGCGAGAGTCTGTTACCACGCAGCGCCATGTCGTAACGTCGGTGGTATCGAGAGCGGCAAACCGGGCAAAGTTGGTTGGAGATTCTCCCTGACTAACCACCGAAGTGACGTTCTCGGCGTCAACACCGCTAGTCGTGAGGAGCTGCCAGTTGTACGAATACGGCGCGACACCGTTGGTGACTGTCACCGAGATTGGCGTGTTGGTCGCAATCGTGGCAAAAGCTGCCGTGCCGCCCACCGTCCGGGATAACGTTGCGGAAGACATCGTGGCCGTCATCGTCACAAAGGTGAGACCTACGCCCATTGGTTTGGGCAGATAGGCTTTCAAAGTGTCGGTGGGTAGCGGCGTACCTTCTTGGATCGTGTACGTCATCGTCATGTCCGCGTTATCCGTCAACGCAACTAAACCGGGGAAGAACGTATGGAGATAATTTTGAATCGACGCCAACGTGCCGTTGTTGGAATTGAGGATGACTTTGAGTTGGATCAGAAGGCGGTAAGCAGTGTCGGTCAGATCCGTGTTTCGGGTGCCGTAATCCGAATAGTTATAGAACACCGCCGAAGCATTAGTTGCGGAGTCGGTGTACTCGCGAAACCCGTTTTGATTTTGCTCAGACGGAACCGTGATGAGGTAATCCCAGAAACCGTAGTAGGGCAGATCCTCAGGTGGGCCAGAGTTGCGAGGGACACCGACGTATTTGCTCAACGTGTCGAGTTGAACACCGATGGCGGTGTCGATGTTGAAAGCGTCGTCGATGTCTTGAATCACCAAGTCCCCGACCGCCTGCTTGGAGTAAATGGCGATGTTAGCCCGCGCACGGGTTTGCCATTTGTACTGGAGCAACAGCAGGTCGCAGTAATACGAAATTACGTTGGCGAGATTAGCTGCCATTGATGATGATTCGGGCCGAAGCCAAAGCCCAGAGATTGTTGATCGCGGACGTTGCGAGGAGAGAAGTGTAAGAGCTGCCGGTTTTGCTCACTCCCATAGCACTGACAGAACCATTGGGGGCGACGGACTCGACCAGAGCGGTGATCTCCGAAGCGACCGCAGGTTGGGCAATCGTGTAGCTGAGTTGAGCGAGAATCTGACTGCGAATGAAGTTCGCATCGACCGAACCCGTGACTGCCACAATGTTGAACGAGATGTACAAATTCTCGGACGTAGGCCGATCAAACTTGATTGAGAAAAAACTGCCATCGGCTTGGAGAACGGGGACGGTGACAGACCCTTTCATGCCGCAACCGGCATTGCGTTTGACGTAGATTGCATTGGCAACGGCAGCATTAGTGCCGCCTTTCACGATGCACCAGATCGAATGACCGGGGATGCCGTTGGCATCCGTCGTGTTGGTGTCGTTCTCGTACACCTTTGCCTCGGTGACATCGGTCGTGTTAAGCAGTGCGCCGAGCAGTCCTTCAAGATAGCCTTGGCTGGGCAAAGCGACCGACTTTTGACGGCGGATGCGCAGAGCGTAATCGGTCTCTTCGTTGAGCCCCAGTGTCGTGTAGGTGGCGGGATTGTTGACCGCAGTAACTCCCAGCGTGACGGTAACGATGGAAATAATCGTGTTGGGCAGAGAGCTGACTGCGCCGATCAAAGCCGCTTGGAAAACTAAGGAGGTCGAAGCCGCTCCCACGAACGCATACGTCGAGACGAGCTGGTACTGATTGCCGCTCGTATCCGCAACTGTGAACGGCGTGACCGAGGTATCGAGACCCGGCAACGACAGCGCCCGGTCCGTTGTGACGGTGACATTCTGAATCGTCTTGGTGCCAGCATTACGAATGACGCCGTTGATCGCGCAGCGGGCATCGAGAGACGTGCCCACGGCTTTGTCGGGATCAAACGAATTGTAAATCTGCTGGGAGAGTTCCAGCACGTCGGTCTTCGCTTGCGCGATGATGTTCACCATCTGACCGTCGGGCGAGTTGGCATCGACATTGATGTTCGCGCCGTAGATCTGACGCATACCCGGATAACCGGGAGCGCCGTCAAGGATCTCCGCGATGATCTCAGGGGTTGTCTGAATCGTCAGACCCGAACTGTCGATGGCGTTAGGCATGGTCAGAGAAGTTGAACGGAGTTGGTCACGTTTCTGGAAAAGATCGTGTCAATGTTGTATGTCACGGTCAAGGCTCGCGAACTCGCGTTAAAGGTCGGCGTCACGGAATTGACCCGCACTACGCCGTAGCTCTGCACGATGACGGTACGGCATTGGAGAACGATACCCTGCTGGGCGGCGGGGTTCTTGCCGCCAAGCAGATTGCGCCAGTCGATGCCGTCAGCGGTGGCGAAGAAGCACTCGCCCAGCCAGACTTGCAGTCGGGTCTTGAGGTTGGCGGCGATGGCTTTTTCGTTGCGGAAGTAGCTCTGTACCCCGCTGCCGAAAGACCAATCGCTTGTCCCGTCTATGGCTCGGAAGATCATGGTTAATATGCAATTTCAACCCACGCAGAAATAACAAAATCTATTGGACGAGTTACTCCGCTGGCGTTTTGAAATACGACAACAATTTCATTCGCCACGTTGTTGCTGTTATCATACAGATTATTAACAATGAACCCCCCGCTGTCAATAAACGACACGCGCAAGCGGTTAGAGTATCCATCAACTAGCGGAGAATAAATATAGAAAGTTTGAGTATCACCAAAGGCTCTGGCACCAGAAAGCACAAAATCAACTTTCATTCGATTGCGAGGAACAGGCGATCCACCGTTGAATCCGGCTCTGCCCGAACTGGTTACTGCGGTAAATGTGGTGGGGGCTAACTGATCGCCAAAAGTGTTTCCTGATCCGTTGATTACAAGCGTGTTCCCGCTTCCCCTTAGGTTTAACTGTCCGTAAGAAATCATTTGCTCGCCCGTACGAACCCCGATTTCAAACGTGCTTTTGGTCGCGGCACTTGTGTCAATCCAAATGCCGCTTGAATCAAAACCCCCAAACCAAACCGGAACTCGGAATACGTTTTGACTGTACTGTAACCCGGTGGCGCGATACCAAAATCCGCGCCGAACTCCGGCATGGGCGTCAAGAGCGGTTATGTTGAAAATGTTGCAGTCCCATGCACTTCCTTTGGTGTAAGCCACTCCTGTTGGAAGAGTGTAATCATCTAGGGAATCAAACACAACGCCGTTGAGATTGTCGTTTACAAAGTTTACGTTAAACTCATTTCCTTCGATAGTAGCTAAAGGAGCTACAACTGCATCCACGTTGGAATATATCCTTATCGCACTTTTGCAACCCGCGATAAAATTAACATTAAAGATGTTATCCAGAGTCGATGCGCCTACTACATTGCAACCTACCGCAATGCCGTCGCCAAGAAGCCCGCTTCCAGATATTTGTCCGATGTTAATTCGCGCCGTGCTTGCTTGATCTACTTTAAGAGCGAAGACAGTAAACCCGGAAAAGTTAGGCAAATTCCAAGTTCGATTTGTGTCAAAAGGGCCTTGAATCCGTAACCCTTTACCAGTTCCAGAGGTGGTTTTAGACATCAAAGCCGAGGCACTATTTGTGTCGATGCCTATGTTTGATAGGACGACAATTTCATCCGACAGCCAGTACTGGCGAGAAAAAATCACTTCGGCAAATATGTCCCCGCCATAATTTCGGCACGCTTCAAAGGCTGCTTGGATAAAAGCCCTGTCGTCCACTTGAGTGCTTTCAGTTCCGGTGCCTGCGCCCCACCATTCCACGGGGCATTTAGCACCGCGAAACTCCATTCTAACCACGCCAGACCCGTAGAATAGCCGCTGAACGGGGGCGACTACCGCTTGGTTAAAGGTGACTGTTTGACCCGAAGCAATCGAAAGAGCCCCGCCCTCAAATTGCGCAGAAGAAGAGAGGGTTAAGCTGCTTCCGACGTAATAGGTACCCGCAGGGAATACCAAGACCCCTCGGGCGGCGTTTGCCGCAGAGTCTGCCGCCGCAATAGCAGCGCGGTCGTTGGTCGAGCTGTCTCCGGTTGCGCCGTAGTTGCGTACATTAAACTGCTTAAAATCTATCTGGTTAATGTAGTTTATTGAAACTGCGCTTTCGGTAGTGCCCCAGCACTGAAAAAGAAATTGAAGAGTTTGACCCGGAGCAATAGCCGTGGGAAGTACGCCGTTCGTTTTCCACGAAGCAAGTTGCGACCAAGTGATCGTTAAATATCCGCCGGTTGAATTGTAAAGTTCGAGAACACTTGAGACGTTGTTTGCTCTGTTGGCAGTAGCGGAAATGGTGAGACTGGTTGTAAGAGCTATACGATTACGGCTAACCGAAAGATCGAACGTGATCGACCCCCCAGTGGGATAACCAAGTTCTGCCGCGAGTTTAAGTTGAGTAATAGCCGCAATACTTAATGTAGCGTTACCGCCCTGTACTACCACGTCGGAAGCGAGAACCCCACTGTCTTGGATGCCGGTTCCTAGAGTGTTATTGAAAGACGCAAGGCGTCCAGCTATGGTGGGAGCAGTACCCGTGACATTGCCACCGCCGGGGGGAGTTGCCCAAGTATTGTTACCGCACCAGAAAGTAGAACCGGTAGCATTATTTCCTCCATTGAGATTTGCAACAGGAAGATTGCCGGTAACTTGAGACGCCAAATTGACACCCGATAAAGTACCACCAAGCGACAGACTGCCCGAACTTGTCACGGTACCCGTTAAGGTAATACCGTTGACGCTACCAGTTCCGCCAACGCTTGTAACTGTGCCGGTCGTGGAACTGGTGCCCGCACCAATCGCGGTCCGAAAATCCGTTGCGGAAAGAGATGAAACCGTGTTGTCGGCGTTAAAACGTGGGAATGTTATCGCGCCGGGATCGGGTAAAGTAAATACGTTGGCACCGATAGTCGTCGCTCCAATAGCTGTTCTTAAAGCTGACGCAGAAAGAGATGAGACGGTGTTATCCGCATTAAATCGCGGAAAAGTTATCGCGCTCGGATTGGCTATGGTAACTAGGTTGGCACCCAGAGTTGTTGCACCCAAACTGGAGAGAGTTTGGTCGCCGGTATTTGTGCCGCTGGAACTGCCACTAAAATTGCTGGCACTAAGGGTACTGGTAGCCGAAATAGCGCCTGTTACCGCAAGACCCGAGGTGTTAATTAGCGCCCGTTGAACATTATTGGTAATGATTTCGATACCGGTATCGCCCGAAGCAACAATTTGACCACCACCACCACCGGTAATTAACCGAAGATCAAAGTCGTCAGTGTCGGGAGCTTTGAGATCAATAAACGCGCCAGCTGTGCCACTAACTTCAATAGACCCGTAGCTCGAAGGCGTAGTGGTGTTGACGGTCAAACCTGTAAGAGCCGCAGTGGAACCCGTGATAGAAACTAAGGAGATATTGCCTCCCGTGATATTCACGCTGCTTGCAGGCTGAGAAGCAATGCTTCCCAAAGTAATCCCCGAAGGTCCGAGCAACTTGCCATCCGTCGCTGCGAATAGCGCCACGGTGCCAACCGTCACGGTCGAGCTAGGGCCGAACACGTCACCGGCACCGCTGGGCGTACTGCCGATCAAAGTGCTGCCGCTGCGAACGAGATATTGACCATCGGCAACCGCGCCAATCGTGAGCTTGGTCCCGCCGCCAGTGGTGGTATGGATAGCCGCAACTCTTGGGCTGGGAAAATTGCCCGCCAGATCCCCGGTAGCGGCGGCGGTAGCGCCAAGGAAATTGGAGCTAGGCAAGAACGCAGCCGTACCCAGAGTGCCGCCATCGGATAACTCCGTACCTGCTGCATCGGCCCACACCGCGACGTTGCCGATAGTCGAAGAAGCCGGACCGCTGACATCGCCCGTGCCGGGAGCTACGGTTGCACCAATGATATTTGCTCCGTCGCGTTTGAGGAACCTGCCATCGGCAACCGTACCAAAGGCCAACCGTTGACCGGTGTTGTCGTGCATGGCGACGACTTGAGGATTGGGATAGGCATACGCCAGATCCCCGCCTGCTGGCCCCCAGTTTGCGGGCAACACGACGACCGGCGCTCCGGCAGAAGTAGTCGCGACCGGTTGAACTTGACCGGCAGGGGCATTGAACAGCGTCGTCTCGATGGTCTGGAGATCCGTCCCTTCGAGGAGGTAGCAGGTGACGGTGCCATCGACCAACGCCGTCTGGGTCGTCGGTTCGAGCTGATTGGGCGAAATGACCGCGATGCCGAAAGAGATTTTGTTGATGTACTGCCGCAGGATGTTTGGGGAGGACACCATGCGCTGACCAGTGGCAATCACCGTGCCGTTCCAACTCAGATCGTAGAACCAACCCGTCTGCTGTGCGACGTAGGAGATCGACCAGACAGCCCGAGTCCCGTCAGCAAGGACAAGCGTAGATTGCTGTTTCGGTTGCTCCGATAGGCCCGTGATGATCTTCATTTGAGGAGTTGGGAAATTTTATCGTTCGCGTTGCTAATCTGGGTAGCGGCGGATGGCCCAGTTTTTGCGTTCAACGCAGTGAGGGCGGTTATGATGGCATCCAAGGTAGCTTTCAAGCTAGTAAAACTATTTTGAAAACGAATCAGCCCGTCGAACTCTAACCCGATGATGGCAGTGCCGTGACGCAACTGGACTTCTTCCGAGTAAGCGGGGATCGGATTGGCCTGATGCCGGAAACCCACGATCACCAGTCCGTCGCTCAGGTCGTGCGTGCGTGCGGTGTTGGGAGCCGTAACCGCGCCAGACTCGTACCAGTTGTCCATGTCGCGGTCGTTAAACAAGACGAGGCAAGAGTCGCCCGGACTGACCGGCATGGTCAGACATCCGCCGCCACCAGAAGGCACAAACACCGGGCATTGGGTCAGGACAGGGTACGGCACGGTTTTGTCGCCAAACACCGCAAGGGCGGCGATCTGAACGGATGCCGTCTGCTTGGCGGTGTCGAATGAAACGATGGTGCCGATCCGATGACAGTTCAGTTTCAAAGCCGAATTGTTCATCCAAGTGTCCAACACCAACCGCATATCTGGTGCCGCGATGGAGGATAGGGGTGCGGTGCTCATTGAACGAGATTGGCTTCGATTGCTTTGAAAGACGTGTCGTTAAAAAAAAGTTGGACTTTGGTAAGCGCATCCCCGCCCACGCGAGGGGAGATAGTTCCCCGATGCTGGATGCCCATGACTTTCCAATTACGATTGTAGATCGGCTGAGAAGAACTTTCGAGTCGGACTAATTGGTACAAAGTAAGTCGAGGCTCGAAGATCATCTCGAAATCAAGACTGGCGTCACTGCGCTGCGGACTGCCCAGCAATCCCGTAGCCGAGGAGATCAACGGAATCTGACCAGCGATGATCTCGTCGCGGTTAAGAGCTTTGACCTGACCGTTGTCGATGACAGCAGTGAACCCGCTTTTGAGCTGGATCAGTTGCCACGCATTGCCGAACAAGACTTCACCGCGTTTGTTCGCGACAGGGTAATTGCCGACAATAGGAATCCCGTCTAATCCGGTCATCAATTTTGAAAGACGAGTGATCGTCTCGGCTCCCGTGGTCCCTGCTTCGAGAGTCAACGAAACGGTGTTGATGTTGCTCATCTGCCAACCGCCATCGTAGGCTTGAATCTCGGTGATAAAATCCACGCCACGGCGGTAAGAGTACGCCGTTTTGATCGTACCGTTAAACACCAGAGGCATGAAGTTGCCCGCAGGAGACCAGTACCCTGCGCGGAATTGAATGGCTCGAAAACCGGTAAATACGAAACTGTCTTTCTGAATGGCGTTACGGGTTACTTCGCCCAGATTGTAGATGCGAAACGTAGCCGTTTGAGCCGTCGCTATGCCGCCCCGGTTGACTTCAAATTCAAGGGTGAACGGCAACGTAATCGTGACGCTCTTGTTTGCCAAGAACCGCCGTTGCAGCGGAGAAGTATTTACCCCGTCGTCCACCTCGACGGACAAAGAATATACCCGGTCAAACTTTTGCATGACTAGGCAATCGGACTCATTCCCGCAATCACGGTCTGAGATTGTGCAAAGGTAAGATTCTGCAAACCGATGACACCGTTCTGGGAAATACCGGAGCGTTGGAGAGTAGCCCGACCCGCTAAGTTGCCGGGGGTAATCGTGACGGTCTCTACTTTGCTGATGCGCTTAAACTGTATCCGAATGTCGGATACCGTGCGGGTGTCCTCGCCTTGCGTGGCGTTGAGCGACAGGATCGCCATGTTGTTCCAGATGCCCCACGGAGTCTCGACGCTAAACAACTGCCGACCCTTCCAGAGTTGGTAGAAATATCCGAAGACGTAACTTTGTTTGGTCTGATTGGGTTCTTGCGGAGCGCGAGAATTGTAGTACCCGAAAAGGCTTTGAGAGTCGGAAATAGCTGCTCGCTGACGCTCAGGTTCAATTTCCGTTTGCACCATTGTTTGAACGGTGCCATCGGTAAATTCGGGCAAGTAACCGGGAATTTCCGGCAACGCATTGGTTTGCTGAGAAATGTTTTCTTGCGTGGGCTGGATACCCGCCAGTTCTGCAACCAATCCGCGCACACTGATGATTTCTGGTTTGAGCGCGATGTGGTCTTGGATCGCCGTGTTGTTCTCGATGAAGTGATCGGTGATCTCGCTTTCAAGATCTACGGCATCGTCCGTGACGATGTTGAACAAATACCCCGCAACCCCCGGAGGAGGATTGTCAGGGCGCACGATTGCCAGACGCGAGGTCTGAACCACCAACGTATTTAACGCGGAGAAAACGTCGAGACCTTGAGTTGGGACGATGTTGTTCACGCTAGTAATTTATTCCCTGATACGCGGGGGATTGGTAGTAGGCATCCGAAAGACTCCGTTTCAATTCCCGACTAATCAGTTCAGCCGTAACCGTAGGATTTTTAGCTCCGTCAACTTGGATGTCCGCATTTACCGTGACATTGTTTTGACTGGTACCCGATCCAATTTTTCCCGTCAGTGCCGGAGCCATTGGGCGAATATAGCTGTTTTGGTACTGAAGATTTTTACTCGGCGTATATAGCAACCAACTGCGAAGACCGTTCGCGATGTCGCGGATCAACGGAGCTAGATCCGCAAAAAAAGCATCGTAGGTCATCTTCACTGCAAGGGTAAGTTCCGACAACGCTTGAGCTGCCTCGCGGGTGTTTTTCTGTTGTTCATCGGACAACATCAAAGACGAATCGAGAGCTTTGGAAATTTCCGGCCCGTAGAGACGCAATGCCGAAAACAGCTCGTCGTTAATCCCAATGCGTTGAGCACGGTAACGGGCTTCCTCTGTTGGCAGATCCTTCGTCTGGTTGACGAAATCTTTTAGGATACCCGCGACAGGCTGAAACGGATTGATGCCCGCAAATCCAAAAGCCGTCGGATCACCGCCGCCATACCTGATCTCTTGGGCCGCAGTTTGGAAACTCTTGGCGGCTTCTACAACGGCGTCGGAATTGATGCCTGCTTTTGCAGCAAACATCTCGAAGCCTTTAATCTCGCCAACGGACAACCCGGTAGTGGCGCGAGCCTTGTCCGTAGAAACGGCAGAGTCCAACGCGGCTTTGCTCATGCGGATTATCGCCGTGGTAGCCGAAGTAACCGCTTTGGAAAGGAGCGCCACTACTGCGCCCAATGCGCCCAACTGGGCAAACATCTTGAGACCCGGAAAGGCTTTGGACAGACCCGCAAAAATTGAAGATCCGAAAGTTCCAGAAGCCGGTGCTGCCGGGGGCGGCGTAGGAGGTTTAACCGGCCCAATGAACTCCATCATCCCCGGCAAAGGGCGAGAAGGGGCCGAGGGTGTTGGGGTAGTTGTTGCTGGCGCTGCACCGGGGGTCGCTGCCGCAGCCGCAGGAGTGCGGGGCAGTTTGATCTTCACCATCCCCAACTGCTTCAAAGCCGCTACCGCCCGCTCTGCCGATGCCGCGATATTGCTCAGGGTCGTCTCGAATGAGCGCATACTATCGAGGTCGCTGCCTTCGACCTTGAAACCTAGCTCGACAAATAGGGATGCGATTTTCACGGTTCTTTGTTAATCTCGATAGCAGTTTCCTCGTACTCGGCAAGGAATGTCGAGTACTCCAACGTGGCTAGAACCACGTCCAAGCTCATATCCAAAATGGCCTCTACGCTGCCAAAGCCCTCCTTCGATAGCCGAAGGGCAATGAACAGCGCATTGTCCATTGTGATCCTTACTGCGGGTCGCTTTGTTGCGGCTTGTCGGCGCTCAAGAACGACAAGTCTAGGTTCGCGAAAAAAGGGCGCAGCGTGTGCTTAATCACCTCCCACGCGACCGGCAAATAGTCGGCGCGTGCTTCGTTGGGGGTGAACGTGTCGCGAGTGATCTTCATGCTGTTGTAGGTAGATTTCATCGCACAATCGAAGATCGCGTTCTCCAGCGCATCGGAACCGAGGAGCTGGAAAATGGCGTTCTTGAGACTGTTGATGTCCTTACCTGCAAAGGCCCGGAGATCGAGCGTGCTCAGATCGAGGTCAACGAGTTTGAGTTCGTTGACGATGACCTTGAACAGCTTCATCCCGTGGGCAAAGGAGGGCGTCCCGAGAATCAGGACTGCCCCACTTTTAAGCGTGATCGGCTCGCTCATAAATTACAGTTGAGCGCGGTCAGCGTTCGAGAACTTCAAGGTGTAGATCGCGAGCGATTGCTCGGTATCACCCTCGACGTTCGACTTGGCGTTGACGGCTTTCGAGAAGATGCCGCCAGACGTGAAGTAGGTGTCGCTCATGACGCCGCCAAGACCATTGCCGACCCGTTTCACGAACTGACCGGTGAGAAGCACGGTAGCCGCAAAATTGGCGTTTTGGATGGCGAGGAGGTTGTTGAGGAAGGCATCGTCATTCGAGCCGCGAATGATGCGAAGAATGACATCGGCCATGCGACCAGTGGCGTTGAGAGCGTAAATGGCGTTACCGTTTTTGCCCACCTTGACGGCGGCAAGTTCGTTCGGGAACTCCAAGGTGGCGTTATCGGCATCACCGAAATCCGTAAGGACTCGGCCCGCGATTACGATGGTATCGTTACCAGTAAGTGAGACGACAGACATGGTTGGATTTGGTTAAAGGTTAGGCTTGGACGTTGACGATGACCGAGCTGGATTGGATTGCACCAGCTTCCTTGACGGCGATCTGAACGAGCGGGGCTTGGCGAGCAAGACGATCCGCTTGGGATTGGGTGCTGACTGGAGCCGAGTAGAGGTAGAAACCGAGCTGGGAGATGTTGCGAGCGAAGACAGCAGGATTGCCGAACGGAATCGCGCCATTCCAAGTGCCGGGTGCGGAGTAGCCGTTGACCACGCCTTGCGTAAGGACGTTGAGGTAAGCGCCACGGAGAACGGCCATGCCGGTCTCGGTCTGTGGGAGCTTGGTCGAGGTCGTCGCGATGGCGTTGAAACCTGCAACTTGCAGGGCAAACACCAACCAAGTGAGGTTGTACACCGAATCGTAGTAGGTATTGCCCCCGGTGCAGAACACCTTGGAAAGACCGCCGATGTTGATGTACACGTCCGCGCCAACCGTTTTGCACTTGTTGAGGACCGTTTGAGTGATGCTCGGGTCAGGCAAGACGCCGATCAGCTCTTTCATGTGCATCGTGGCAGTCGTGAGGCTACCCGAGAAATCCGTGGACATCGCACGACCGGCATAAGCCGCCGCCATGTAGCGGGCTGCTTGCGCACTGACCGTGTAGAGCAAGCAACGAACGTAGGTGTAACCAGCGGTTTTAACGTCGTCGAAAATCTCGCCGGTATCAACGGACGCCGTGAGATGCGAAGAGGCAAACAACATCTTGCGGAGAGGCTGCACCACCGCAGCGGCGGTTAGGATTTGAGCGTCCGTAGGAGCATAACCCGCCCAGAGTACGCCGCCAAAGAACACCAAGGGTTGAAGGCGAGCAATAGCCTCAGCAAGCGTTTCGCTTGAGCCTTGATTGGCGATGATGAGCGAGCCACCACCGGAAATGATGTTGGGTTGCTGCGAGAAAATGAGATTCGCCATCGCGTACGCTTCAGACGAAGTACCCCAATCCGTACCGACATCGGTAGGGTTGAGATAGACGCCAAAATTGCCGGGGGAAACCACCGCAACTTCTTTGGTGAGGATGAGGAGGTTGTTGATTTGAAAATCCGACAAGCCCGCAGGAGCTTCGGATACGGAAATCGTAACGACGTTACTGATGTCGATTGGGTTAGCCATGATAGTTTATGGTTGAGTGTAAATGGATGGATCTTGGATGGTGCTGTAATACTCCACTCTCCGTGACTGTGAGTAGCCACAGAGGATGTTAAAGGTCAAATTGTATCGGTTAAGCCGTGACGCAGCGTCGATCTCTGAAACGTCCATGAGGGACGTGGGCAGATAGCCAATTTTGAAAGAGTATCGCTCTTGCGCTTGCTGGGCGGCGTCACCGTTGAGGGCATACAAAATTTCGTGGTTACGGATGCGGGCGGTGTTGTTCTGACTAAAAATCAAAACCGAGTACGTTTCCTGCACGTTCATGGATTGAACCTGCAAAAGTCCGCCCTGTTCTTCCGTGACGGATTGGTACGTCTTGCTGAGACCAAACGGCTTTTTGGAAAGCAAACCCACGTTCACGAACAGACCGTCGTCGGGCGGAAGGTTCCAAGCCTGATTGTACAAGAACACGCGATTTGGAGCCAAATCCATTTGGGTTTGGATCAAATCTGCGATGACTTTGATGTACTCAACTTGTGACGACATAATCTTGGACGAGTTCGTAGTAGATGTATCCGTAATCCGAATACCCCTTGTCCGACATTACCCGATATTTTTTACCGTCTAAAGTGAAATCCTCGCCCGGTGCCAGATTCACGTTGGGCGTGGTGTGAAGCATATTCCAATTCCACGCACGTTGACCCTCGGGCTTGATCTTCAACTCGCGTCCCGTAAGCGGCTGGATCACGCCTTGGCATTGCAGCGGCACGAATACGACCTGCGCTTCGCGATCAACCAGCGTGGTGATGCGGCGCACCAGCTCCATTGGGCGGAACCATCCGGTGATGGTAAAGCCCATGTTGGGTAGCGGACTCGCAGCGGAGACCGAACCTTTGTTCGCACAGGGGATGCCTAGATTGGGGATCATACGACTCGGGAAGTGACTGCTTTTCGGAGTTGAGCGGAGTCAATCAGGATTCGGGACGAACCCTTGCGCTGGATCGTGCGGGGTCTGAGCGCAGGCCATTGGCCGAATCCACCGGTGGCGAACGCCTCCTGCACGGTCTCCTCGCCCATAACGCCAAGCAATTTGACCGCAGACTTGACGCCTGTCATGCGGATGCGGCGAAGCCAATCAAACTTCAGCATTTCGCCCATCTGGGTCATCAAGGGCATCCGCAAGAAAGACCGCTCGGGCAGGTTTGTGTCGGGGTTGCCAAACTCGTGTTGAAAACCAAGAGACGGATTGTCGGTAATCTCGCCGCGTCCCGGTTTGCGGAAAGCGGTATCCTCGAACAAGCCGACCTCGGCTTTGTAGGTTTCGAGATCGTGGAGCTGCTTGCGCAGCTTGGCGAAGCCTGAGAAGTCTTTTTTGACAGAGTTCACGGCAAAGTATCGCGATGAAAGCTCGCGAAATTGCCGATGAGCTGGGGCGAAACCAATTCCAAAAACTGTGCCCCGTAGGTCGTTTTCGACAACTTGGAAAGATAGGGGCTTTTCAGAATCCGATCCGGGATGCTGTAAGACTCCGTGACGTTGCCCACCGTCTTGCTTTGGGTGAGCCATTCGGCTTTGCCGTTCATGCCCATGCCGCCCGCGAGGAGGTCTTCGCACAGGTAATGCGCGGACAAAAGCCCGTAGGCGATGGTAAACCCCGCCTGCGAACTCCACAGGGCTTGGGTCATGTTGAAACTGGCGGATTTGTTTTGTGCGCTGGCGATGTCGAAATCCGTCACCTTCGAGGTGTCTGTATTGTCGCCGCGACCATTGGAAACGTAGATCGTCGGTACTTGGGTGTAGCCGTAACCCGTGCGCACGATAGTGACGCCAGTGACGACACCGGCGGTGATCGAGGCGGTAATGACCGAGCCAATACCGTTGCCGCTTTGAGCGATAACGGTGGGGGTTCCGGGGTAGCCGGAACCGCCAGCGGTGATCGCGATGGAAAGTATGCCACCATTGGGGTTAGACCCAATGGTGGGAGTGAGCACTGCACCGCTCCCGCCGCCCGCGACCGGCACAGCGTAAGGGAAATCCCTTACGAACTGTGTCTTGAAATCAGGAACAGTTGGGAGGATGTAGGCCACAGGAACATTAGACTAGGACTTCAGCCTTGGCCTTGCTTGCTTTCGCAGGCTTGGCCGCAAGCTGAGCTTCTAGTTCTTCGATGCGCTTCTGAGCGGCGGCAAGGTCAGCGTCTTTGCGACCGGCGGACTCGATGGCGTCCTTGTCCGTGGAAACACGGTTGGGGAACATCTCAAGCCACTTTGCGGCAATCTCAGGAGCAACTTTACCGAAAGACCCTCCAGCAACGAAGTAAGTAACCTTCGTGCCGTCCGCCAACACGAGATCGTGTCGGAGGGCACCTTCGGCGCTATTGTAGATGCGGACAAGCTCCTCGGGGGAAGGAGCTTTTTCACGGAGTTCGGGTTGGGCTTTCATCAGAACGTGAACAGCAAGGTTTCAAGAGCGCGGTAGAAACCGACACCCGTGTATTGACCGTAGGCAACGTCTTGGAACTGGAAGTTGTTGACGCTGTTTGGCTGGGTCGTGGTGTAGTCCACGGGGATGTCCATGCGGAGGGACTCTGGGTCGTAGCGGAGCAAGCAATAGACGTGCTTGTTCAAGCCAGCGACGGCGTTGTTCGCCGGAGTACCGTAGGCATTGGGCAGGATCTTGAAGTTTGGCCCGCAGATCGCCTTGAACGCCTGCTCAAGATAATTGAGCTTCGGGATGTTCGGGTAGGTCGAGCTGACCGGGGTCATCAAGCCGAGGTAGTCATCATACGGGATGATGAACGAGGTTGGCAACACGGTGCTGTTCGTGTTCGCGAAGTACACCCCGAGGATGTTTTGCACGAAGGTAGCGAACTCCGCCGCGCTCATCGAGCTGATGAGTTTGACGATGGTGCTGGTGTCCGTGTTGACGGCGGTCGTGGTGAAGAGACCGGGAACGACCGACGGGGTGAGCGTCGAGCCGAGGAAGGCAATCTTTTGGATGCCCAGATCCCAGTTCTTTTTACGCGAACGATGTTTCTGTTCGATGGGGTCCCAGTTGTTAGCAACGAGGGCTTGTTCGATGTCGAAGATGGAGTAATCAACGGATTTTGCCCAGTTGATGACGGCCATCGTCTTCGAGTCGATAGCGACATCGACACCAGCGAGACGGGAGCTGTCAGCGCCGGTACGGATGTTGCCGCTCTCGAAATCATCCGCCACCTGATAGGTGCGGTTCGTGAGGATGTTCGCGGCAAACGCGCCATCGCCCACGGACACGGGGATGAAGTCGGCTGGAGCAACTTCGTAGAACTTCTGCTCGCTGACCTGCTTTTTGATGTAGGTCAGGGTGTCGATCACGATCTGATAACCGGTCGCGCTGTCGGCGGTGTCGCCAACGGCGTTGAGACGGAGATCAAGACCGTTGCTCTGGTTCCGATCCTTGAAGATCGAGAGACGGTTGGTGTGGTTGAGGAAGACCGGTTCCTTCACTGGTTGGCCAGCGGAGTTGTGGCGAACGGTCTGGTAGAATACGCTTTTCATGGTAGGTATTTTGTTGGTTGAGGGTTAGACAGCGCCGTTGAACGAGGGCTGAACTTTGACGCGGATTAGAGAACCAGCGCCGGAGGCAGGGTCGATAGCGACGCCAGTGACGTACTGGGTGCTTGGGACCGTGACCGCAGCGACGGTCGGGTCGTTGCCCGTGGTGGCGGCGGTAGCCGTGACCTTTGCACCGCGAGCAATAGCTGCGGACGAGAGGAGGGTGATGTAGGAGAGGTTGCACGCCACTTCGCAAACGTCGCCGGGAGAATAGAGATTCTTGCGGAGATTGTACGCGATGACGCCGAACACTGGGCCGTCGGTGGGGCCGGAAACTGCATCAACGACCACTTGCGTACCGAGACCGGTAGAAGCGATGAGTTTGACGGAAGAACCAGCTTGGAGAACCGCCGTGGAAGACGGGTTAAGAAGCGCCGACACGATGTCGGGATTCGGAAGCATCGACACTTGAGCCAAGATTGGCGTCTGTGCGAACTGATTTTGATTTTGTACTACTTGAGCCATTTTAGTGGTGGGTTAAGGATGATTATTTAGCTGCGACAATGACAGGGGCAGAACCATATTTGTTCTGTCCGTTCTTCACTCGATCCGGCAGGGAACCAGCTCCGAGGCTGGGTTCTTCGACCATAAGCGACGCAGCGTTTTCACGAGCGTTGTGGAGAGTTTGGAAGTGCTTCAAGCCTTCTTCGACGGCAGGAGCAGGGGCGGCGTTTTCTTTGACGACGGCGACCGGCGCGACAGGGGCGGCGGCGTTTTCTTTGACGACGACAGGAGCGGCGACAGGAGCGGCATTTTCTTTAACGTCTTCCTTTTTCTCCGGCACGGCGTTTTCCTTCATCTCCTCTTTCTTGTCGTGCGAGCTGTTGGAGCGGGTCTTTTTGTAGGTCTCGACCAGCTCGTTCATTTTGACGCACTGACCGTCGATCTCGATCATGTCGTCCATCGAGCCTTGGAAGATCTGACCCTTCTGGGCTTCCCAAACAGAGGCAAGATCGTTGAGGCGGACAGGAACGCCGTCGATCTCGACGACCGTGTTACCCGGCATTTCGCTGATCTCAGTTTTGGACGACTCGATACCGTTTTCGCGGACGAGGAGGTTTTTGATGAACTTGAATAGTTTCATGGGATTGGTTAATGAGTTGAGCCGAAAATCCGCGCCTTCGTAGCGGGGCTTTTCGACAATGGCTAAATGCTGAAATTCGATGTCCATGATCTCGCGGTCGTACTTGATCCCGTGATACACCCCGCCGGGGCCAAAGGCGCGGACGGCGTAGGCGCAGGACGGGCGCTGACCTTGCTGGATCTTGGAGACGGCTTGGTCGGTTTCGGCGGTGCCGTTGGCGTAGTACCAACCATCCTCGGCGTTGTAGTCCA